TGGCTGCCGATCCCGTAGAGCCCCAGGGCGGCGAGCGCGCCGGCCAGATCGCCGGCTGCGTGCCCAACCCCGTGCTCGTCGACACCGGCCGCGCGCGTCAGCTCGTTCACGCCCGCCGCGCCCGCGCCGGCCACGCCGGCCGCGCCGACCTCGCGGCCCAGGAACTTCGAGGGGTTCGCGGCGGCCTGCTCGACGAAGTGCCGGGCGATCGGGTTCTGGATCGCCCGCGCGCCCTCCATGCCGACCTGGGCAGCCTTGCCGATCGCCGCGCCCGCCGGGAGCGCGGCGCCGCCGATCTCCTGCCCGATGCGGTTCGTGGCCCGCTCGAAGACGTTGTCGCCCTGGCGCACCGGCAGGTCGAGGTTCGCGCCCGTGGCCGCGTTGATGCTGCCGATGGTCGCGTCGTTCGCCGTGTCCAGGGCGCTCTTGTTGAAGTCCGAGCCCAGGAAGGGCTTCGAGATGTTCGGCGTCAGGCCGAGCGCGGTCCGGAGCTGGGCCACGCCGGGCGTCATGTTGAGCACCATGGTCGTCAGGTCGACCGGCAGGCCGGCCATGGTCGCCGCACCCTGGGCGACGCCGCGCACGCCCTGGTCGGCCACGCCGAACAGGCCGGCCAGCGCGCCGGAGCGCCTCTCGCCGCCCTCCTGGGGCTTGGACGTGACCGGGGCCGCCGGCACGCCGCGCATCTGGGCGTCCAGGTCCGACGACTGCTGGTAGGGGGACGGACCCTTGGGCCCGAGCCCGACCTTCTCGGCCGCGCGCTCGACGAGCCCGCCGGTTGCGCTCTCGGCGCGCGACAGCGCCCCGGCGACTAGATCGCCGATGCCGCCGGTCGAGGCCGGGGCGGCCTTCGGAGCGCCGTAGACCGACTGCATCGCCTTCGAGATGACCGCGTCCGGAGTGCCGTCCGGGAACTCGTTGATCGCGCCGTCCGGACCCTCAACCTCGATCGGCATCACTGTAGCTCCCCGCTGGCGGTCCACTTCCGACGAACAGGCGCGCCGGCCGGCGCCGGGGCGGGCCCACCAGTGGCGTCAGGAGGCCGGATCGCGTTGGCGGCCGGCGCGGCCCCGCCGATCATGGCGCGCTTGGCCGCGATCTGCTGCCGGATGCCGGCGATGACGGCCTTCGTCTTGTCGGCCGACTTGAGCATGCCGTCGATCCCGAGCGCCTTGGCGGCGATCTCCATCTGCTGATTGCTGAGCCGGCCGTTCGGGTCCTGCATCTTGGCGTACTGCGCCAGGATGGTGTTCTCAAGCAACGTCGCCTGCGGGATGTTCGGGTTGAAGTATCGGGACATCTCCGGCGGCAGAGATCCGTCCTCGACCTGCTTGAGATAGTCCTGGGCCTTGGGCCCGAACATGGTCGCGGCCTCCTTCATCGTCGCCATGGCGTCCTGGCCGATGCCCAGAACCTGCCCGGTGAGGCCGATCGACTGCGGATTGGTCGTCGCGATCTTGTCGAGCGCGTTGACGCTCTGCTCCAGGTTCGAGAGATCCAGGAGCTGCGTCTCGATGTTGGACTTCGCGCTCGCGCCGAGCCCGGTGTCCGACTTGTTGCCGGTGAGCTGGGCCGTGTAGGTGCGCGAGCCCGGCGGCAGCTCGGCCCCGGTCTGGGTGTCGACGAGCTTGCCCGAGCCGTCCGTGCGGGCGGTGCCGGACTTCCCGTCCGGGGTGTCGTAGTTGAAGAACTGCGCCTTCTGGGTGTCCGGCGCCGGGGTCTGGCCGATCGCGTCCAGCCGCGAGGCGATGCGCGGGCCCTGCGGGGTCATGACGGTCTCGACGGGCGTGTTGCCGAAGGCAGCCGCGCGCTGCGCCGCCGGCTCCATGCCGGCGAGCACCCGCGCCTTGACGTTGTCCTCCGTCAGGGGCTTCGGGGTACCGGCCAGCGTCCCGCCGCCCGGGAGCGCGGCCGTCTGGCCCTCGTTGAGCTTGACGATACCCTGCTGCTGCGCCGGCACACCGTAAAGGGTCGCGACGCTGGGCGGCAGGATCCGGGTCTGCCCCTCGGACAGCGGGTCCATCGTCTTCCGGAGCGTCTCGCCGGCCTGCTGGCGATCGGTCTGCTGGAGCGCGCGGGCGTTGTCGGCCGCGTTCGCCCGGAGCGTGGTCGCGTTGTTCCGGTCCACCGCCGTCAGGCTCTGGCTCGGCGCATAGGCGCCCGCGATCGAGGCGAGGCGGTCGAGCTGGCCCTGGTCGCTGCTCGGGTCCTGGGCGAGCTTGTAGGCGTCGGCGAGGTACTGGACCTTCTGCATCGTCTCACGCGACTTCGCGCCGGCCAGGATCTCCTGGGGCGTGACCTTGAAGGCGTTGGCGATGCTGTCGAAGGCCGACGAGATCTGCTGCGGGTCGACGGCGTTGTTGCGGAAGGACGGCATGTCGACCTCAGACGCGGTAGGGGCTGCTGGCGAAGGACGGGGCCACCCCGAAGGGCTGGGCGATCGACATGGGCGCGGCCGGCAGGTTGCCGTAGGCGTTGGCGATCGAGCCCATTCCGGAGGCGGCCATCGTCGGGAGCGAGGTGGAGACGTTCCCGCCGGAGCTGGCGCCGCCACCGAACAGGCCGCCCAGGGTGCTCCCGTTGATACCGGCCGCGATCCCGACCTTGCCGAGCCCGCCCGCGAGGCCGCCGAACAGCTTGGCGGTGTCGCCCGCGTGGCTGGCTGCGTTCAGCTCCTGCGGCAGCACGGAGGCCGAGCCCCGCATGAAGTTGCCGATCTGGCCGATCTGGGAGGCGTCCCGGGCCTGGGCCAGGGCGTTCGTCCCGAGCAGGTCGCCGAAGGAGCGCAGGTCGCCGAGCGCGTTGGCCTGCTGGCCGGCATAGGCGTCGGCGCTCGCCCGCTGGGAGGCCTCCCCCTGCGTCGTGATGTTCGAGCTGCTGGCCGGCGCCTCGACGGTCGTCGAGGCCGAGCCCTGGGCCGGGAGCTGGGCGCTGCGGAGCGTCGAGGCGAGATCGGCCGCCCGGTCCTGCTGCTTGCCGGCGAACCCCTCGTAGAGGCTGTTCGAGTGCTGCTGGACCTGCGCGGCCTCCTGCCGGAGCTGGGCCTGCCGGGCCTGCTCGGCCGCGTAGGCGCGGCTCGACGCGGCGGCGGCCTGGGAGGCACCGATCGAGTTGGCCGCGATGCCGCCGGCCGAGAGCGCCGCGCCTGCGATGGTGAGCGGATCACACATGGGCCTTACCTCGTGACGCGGACGGAGCCGCCGGACGTGCCGAACAGGCCCGAGCCGCCCGTGTAGGTGCCGTTGGCGATAGCCTGGGCGCGATCGGCCTGGGCCTGGGATGCGAGGGCGCCGGTCGTGGTCGCGAAGGCGTCCACGAGCGGGCTGTAGGCCTGCGGCTGCGCCAGGATCGCGGCCTGATTGGTCGCCGAGCTGGCTGCCTGGGTCGCGTCGCCCGTGGCGTTGAGCGTCGAGATCAGGTTGTTGCGGGCCTGCTCGACGTTGCTCCGGGCCGAGTTGGCGTAGCTGTTCGCGTTGTCGGCGACGGTCGTCCGCTGGGTGTTGTACGTCTTCTGGAGCTGGCCCTGCTGGAAGCCGCGGGTCGAGCTGTCCAGGTTCCCGTTCCGCGCGAGGTTGTAGGTGAGCTGCCGCTGGGCGTCACCGTACTGCCCGTCGAGCTGCGGGAGCTGGAAAGCGAGGAAGTTGTCGCGCTGCTTGTTGAAGAAGTCCGGCGTGAATTGGCTGTCGAACGTCGAGTTGATCTGGTCGGTGCCCTGGCGGATAGTCGCCTGCCGCTGGGCTTCCTCCATACGCGCGATGTTCGCCTGCTTGCCGGCGCCGCCATCCTTCTTCGACATTACTGCACTCCCGGACGGCGCATGAACACCCCGACGCGCTCGAAACCATGCTTCTCCAGCAGGCGAGCGGTCTGTTCGGTGTAGAGCCCGTTGTTGTTGCCGCCTGTGATCTCTTTCGCGCCGAGCCTAGTGCTCCAGGCGATCAGATGCCGGATCAGGAGTGCGGCTGCCCGAGTGCCGCGCATATCGGGACGGACGAACATTACCTGCTGGGTCGTGAAGATGCCAGAGGCGAAGGCGTAGCTTCCGATCGACGCCATCATGAACCCGATCAGCTCCCGCTGGCGCTCGACCACGAAGAAGGTCGGCTCCGCGGTCGCGAAGGAGCTGTCGATCGTCTCGTTGATGATCTCCCGGTCCGGCGGGATGCCGCGCACGCTCTCCTCGACTGCCTGGACGCACAGCTCGACCAGGGCGGCGCGGTCGGCTTCAATGGCGAGGCGAACGAGCATCGGCGTCGATCCAGGCGTACATGGCGAAGTCTTCACGGCCGCGGCCGTAGGCGCGCAGGGTGCTCTCGCGCTCCAGGCCGAGCGTCTCCAGCCAGCGCTGCATCTGGTGGTAGCTGTCGAGGGTGACACACTCGATCCGGTGCGTGCCCGCCGCCGCGAGGCTCGGGAAGTAGTGCCGGCGGATGAAGCGGGTCATCGGCAGGGCGATCTCGGGGAAGCGATCGGTGCCGTAGAACAGCAGCGTCGCCGAGCCCGGCCGCACCTCGACCGCGCCGCCGATGCAGACGGGCTCGCCGTCGCCGGTCCGGGCGCAGAGCAGCTCGGCCCGCCGGCCGAAGCGCTGGGCGAGCCAGGGCGCGAGATCCTCGGCGGCCACGGGCGCGACCGCGGCGAACTCCACCACGTCGCGCTCGCGCATGCCCTGGCCGACCTGGAGCGCCGTGGCGTAGCTGACGGGCTCCAGGATCATGACCGGGCCTTGTCGCTCTCGGCCGAGTAGGTGATCGCGGCCGAGCCCAGCACCGCCGGCTTGTTCGGCAGGTAGCGGCCGGTCGAGCGGAAGCGCATGGAGAAGTGGGTCGCCTGATGGCTCGCCGGGATCCGGTTCGCCATGAAGGTCGTCTCCGTGACGACGCCGATCTTGTCGCTGGCCTCGACCTGCGCCGGGTCCATGCCGATGTCGACGCGCCAGGAGCCGCGGACGGCCGCGTCGATCCCCTGGAGCGTCTTCGTCTCGGTCGGCCGGTCGCCGTCGAGGTAGGGTAGCCACGCCACGGCTTCGGTGTCGTCGTACTGTAGCTCCGCGCCTAGGCCGCCATAGACGTAGATTTGGTCTCCAGAGCGTAAGTAGACGCGCCGCTTGAAGACGATCATCTCCTCGACTTTGAAGCCGGGTTTGTAGATGGTCCATGCGCTCACCTTCGCTGCGGGGAAGTACGAGAACACGAATATTGTATCGCCGATCGCGAGCCAGAAGCGGCCGTCGCGGGGCTCGATCACGCCGATCGCGTTCCGCACGGCGTCGGCGCTCTGCTGCGCGACGAAATCCGTCAGCAGCACGTCGATCGCCGAGCCGATGTCGGTACTCACGGCCGCGTTCGAGGCGTCGCGCGCCTTGAGCGACCGGAGGCCGGAGGCGTCGAGGTAGAACAGGTCGGTGTCGCCGAACTCCGTCACGCTGCGCGGGCTGATGGTGCCCGTGTTGTGCAGCGACTGGATCCCCTTCGAGAGCGCCGGGTCCGGGTCCATGTAGCGGACCTGGACCGTTCGGTCCGAGAAGATCGCGAGGTAGTTCTGGTAGCGGCCGATCGCGACCAGATCCTCGGACCCGTAGTCCTCCTCGGACAGGTCGTTGAACCCGGCGCCCACGCCTGTCGTCGGGGCCGGCTCGATGCTGGTCGTGGTCGTGCTGGAGCCGTCCGGCTTGGTCACGACGACGGTGATCGTGACCGTCCCGTCCGCGTTCGTCTTGCGGGTCGTCTCCGTCTTCGTGGTCTGCCCGTTGGCGTCGGGCGCGCTCACGTCGGTCGTTGTCCCGTCCGGCAGCTTCGTGCCGCTGTCCGCGTCGAAGTTGGTCGGGTCCGCGAGGTTCGAGTAGATCAGGTTTGGGCCGGTCAGGTAGTACAGCTTGCGCCCGAAGGTACGGACTGGCGAGCCCGGCACCACAGCCGTGTTCGTCCCGTAGTTCGTGACCCGCTTGCCGTCGTAGAACTGGTAGATCTCGCCGTCCGCGAACACGCCGACAGCGAAGATCTTCCCGGAGAACAGGTCGAAGCTCGGCACGGCGACCAGTTCGGTCGCCCCGTCCGGGTGCTGGAGGCGCTGGTAGCTCACCCCGTTGGGCACGCCTGGATCGGGGATCGAGCCGAACACGAAGGGGCCGGCCTTGGTGAAGGCGAGCCCCACGGTGCCCTTCGGCAAGGCGTAGACCGGCACGAAGGCGGCACGCTGCTCGAACTCGCCGCCCCGGTTGATGTGGCCGTCGACCGCCTGGACGAGCGTACCGCCCTTCGAGGTTTCGGCCAGCTTGCGGGTGTCGAGGCCGCCCGTGAACTCCCGGACCCAGATCGTGCCCATTACTTGCTCGCCGGGCGGTAGTCGACCATCGGCATGCCGCGCAGCGGGGCGCGCTCGGGGCGCTCCTGGAACATCTGCACGCGCCGCCGGGGCGACAGGTCATCCTTGAGCTTGGCGTAGCGCGCCGCGGCCTGCTGGAGCTTGAGCTGGGCGTCCTTCGCGCCGGCCGCCGCGAGCAGCTCGGCCGCCGCGTACAGGACGATCAGGCGGTCATCCAGGTCGCAGACATCGGTGTCGTCGCGGAAGGGCCGCAGGTTACGGATCCCGACGACCTTGATCGAGCCGTCGTCGCCGATCCCGGTCCCGGCGTCCTGGTCGGGCACCGGCCACAGCTCGATCCGGTCGTCCTCCCAGATCCGCCACCGCCGGACCGGCCAGCCCTGCTGCCCGCCGTCGCTGTCGATCCCGGCGTAGCAGTCCGCCTCGATCCCCGAGCCGACCGGAAGCCAGCGCGTCCCGAAGCGGACCTCCAGGTGCAGGATCCGTTCGAGCGCGATGTCCTTCGGCAGGCCGTAGTAGCGCTGGCCGCGCTGGCTGGGGAAGAAGCGCTCGATCCGGAGGTGCGGCCAGTTGTAGTCGTCGTACAGCCACTCCTGCATGCGCTGGAGCAGGCGAACCTGCGTCTCGCGCTGCTGGGAGTTGTGCGCCGGATTCGGCGACAGCCGGCATTCGGCCCGCAGGTCGTCCAGCAGCTTGAGCAGCGTCTGCCCGCGGGCCATCGTCGTCTCCCCTTACGAGAACAGGGCGTCGGCCGCCGGAGCAACCTCGGCCGCCTTCCGCTCGGCCGTCTTGGCGCCGGCCGTCTCGACCGGGCCGCCGTCCGTCCGGGCGCCGGTCTGGGTCGGGACGGAGCCCGGCCCGGTGCCCTGGGCCTCGGCGCGGGCGCGGAGCTTGTCGGCGTCGCCGTCGTTGGTCGCCGCGAGGGCGACGCCGGGCGGCTCGTCGTTCTGGTGCTGGGAGCGCGGGTCGACCATCGTGCCCACCAGCTCGGGCTGCGTCTCCGGATCGGCTGGGACCTCGGTCGGCTCGAACTCGGTGTTGTCCCAGCCGACCTGCACGGGCGCTGTGCCCGGGGCGCCGTGGGTCTGCTCGACGGGCACCTCGACGGTGCGGGTCGTCGGCCGGGCGCGCTGGGTTGCGCGGAACAGCTCGTCGGGCAGCCCCAGCTCGTCGATCGTCATCGGGAGCAGGGTGTGGCTCGGGAACATGGTCTGGAGGTGCGGCTTCCCGTCCTCATCCCGGGCCGAGTACAGGCCGGCCAGACGGCCCAGCTCCTGCTGCTTCGAGCGCTGCACGGGCTCGCCGGGCAGGATGTCATGCACCGCGTCGTCGCCGTGCATGCGCTGGAGGATCTGGATCTCGGCGGGCGTGACCGTCTTGGGCACGCTGTTTCCGCGATCTCCGGCGAGGGCGACAAAGACGTGTGCGGTGTCCATGGTGGCGGGCCTCCTAGCCCCTCAGATTTGAGGGCGGCCCCCGTAGGAGCCGCCCCGTATTAAGACAGATCAGACGACACCGTTACTTGATGTCGTAGACGCCGCTCGTGTTGAGCTGCGACGCGATCATGACCGCGGTCGAGGTGAGACCGCGGTACATCACGTAGCGGTCGTACGGGCGGGGCGGAGAAGCCTTCTTGTTCTTCTCGCCGATCATATACATCAGGCGGATGCGGCGCATGTCGATCGCGTACATCCGCTTGGCGAGGCCCATGTCGTCCAGGGTCGGATCGTAGATGATCTCGTTCCCGTCCCAGGTCGGATCGGCCATCTTCCCGTCGTTGGTCCCCGCAGCGCGGAAGCCGTTGAGCGAGTAGTTGCCGTTCGCACGGATCTCGCGCTCCATGGCGTCCAGGAAGTCCGAACCGGCGAACCGGCGCAGCTTCACGCCGCCCTGGGAGAAGCGCTTGAGCTGCCGATCCTCCTTCTGGAGGAACTGCATCAGCACGCCGCCGCCGGCCGCCGAGCTGGCGATAGCGTCCACGCCCGTGCCGGCAGCCGCCGCGGCGGCCGTGGCCGCCCGGTTGCGCCACCAGGGGTAGGTCACGCGCGACAGGCCGCCGGTCGAGCCCACTGCCGGGTTGTCGAGGATGATCGACATGATCCCGGCCAGGGCCTTCGCGTCGCCCGTGCCGTCGCCGTGGAGGAGCTTGTCCCAGGACGCCTTCTTGTCCTCGTCGAAGTCCTCCATCTTGCCCTCAAGCAGGTTCGCCAGGGCGAACTGCTCGCGGCCGTCCTTCTCGGACGTGGTCTGGTCCGCACCGTCCTCGACGACGGTGATACCGTCGATCTTTAGCTCGGTGTGGGTGATGCCCAGGCCGATGTGGTGCTCCTTCCACGGGTAGCCGACCCGGAGGTTGGACGCCGGGTTGTAGTACGTGACCTGATCGTCGTGGGCGTAGCCCTGGAAGGAGCCGCCGCCCTGGCCGCCCTTCACGCCGATCGAGACCAGACCCTTACCACCCGGGAACTGCCCAGCGGAGGCCTCGAAGGCCTTCGACATGGGCTTCTCCTGGATGTTCTGCTTCTCGACCTTTCCCTTGTTGAGGTAGTAGTCGAGAGCAGAGTTGGCGATGTTCGCCAGTTCGTTCGCAGTAAACGGCATGACCTTGTCCTAAGCCGTGCGAACCTTAACCTGCGGCCTGCTGGACGACTTCCAGCATTGACCGCGGCGCGGGCTTCGCGTTGCCACCAGCCACTGATCCGCCCGTGACGGGCTTGGTCGCGGTACGCGGGGGCGCCTGCCGGCCCGGAGCTGCCGCCGGAGGCGTCGCCGGGGGCTTGAGCGCAGCGTTGACGGCCTTGTAGGCGTCGTCGAGCTGGGCCTTCACCTCTTGCGGCGTCTTCGGGACATCACCGTTGTGGTGGCGCCACGCGATCTCGCGATGGATCAGTTCGAGTTTCGTGTCGTAGTTCGGGTCCTTCGACCGGCGGTCGGTCTCCCAATCCTCGGCGGCAGCCGTGATCGAGCGCGAGTGCTCGCTCTGGGCCTGCTGCTGACGACGCTGCTCCTCGAACCCGCGCGAGGCCTCCATGGCGGCAACGGACGCGCGCGAGCGGCTCACCTCGTAGGCGGCCTCCTGCGTCATCCGCCCTTCCTGGACGGCCTGTTGCAGCTCCGGGGACAACACCTCCCCGCACGCCTTCAAGAGGTTCTCGACCCACGGGCGCGCCAGTTCCCAGGCTTTCGCCGGGTTCGTCTTCGCCATGGCGCCCACCGTGAGCAGGTCTGCCGCCTCCTGGGCGGACATCCCGTTGTCACGGATGAACGTGTCGACCTGCCGATACTTCTCGGCATCGCCCTTGTTGGCGTTCCGCTCGCTCAGAAGCTGGCGGAACCGCGGATGCTTGTTGAACGGGACATCCGAGTAGTTCTCGTTGTCCGGCTGCTTGGGCGCGCCTTCGCCGGGCTTGTCACCCGTCTCGGCACCTTCGGCTGGCGAGGCCGCCGCGGCGTCGGGCTTCTTGGCCGGGGCCGCATCGCGGACCACGCCCAGAAGGCCTTCGTCTTCGGTTTTCGCCTGCGAGGCGGACGAGCCCTCGCCATCGGCAGGCTTGGCGCCATCGGCGCCGGCCTGCCCGTCCGTCCCCTCGGATCCGGCCTGGACTTCGAGAGCCTCGTCCAGTTCCTCGGAGAGATCTTCACGGTCGAAAGGCATGTTGATCCTCTAACCCTTTGCTTCGATACGACAGAATGTCAGGTGTCGCAAGACAGATCAGACTGGTGGAGCCTTAGACTGCGCACCCATCGGGGCGCCACGTCCGGCGGGCCCACCAGGGGCCGCCGGGCCGTTTGCTACGCCGTTGTGCCCTTGGGCGTCCGGCTGAGCGTTGGGGTCGCCCGGCGCGGCCTGGGCCTGCCGGTTCTGCGCGACGATGGACGGAAGGCTGTCCACCAGGGCGTCGGTGAGATCCATGCGGTCGTCAAGGCGCCGGAGCGTCTCGCGAGCCAGCCACTGCGGGCTGATCCCCTGCATCTGCATGATGAAGGGCAGCATCTTCTCCCAATTCGCGATCTCGACCGCCTGATTGGGCTTGCCCGTCGAGCCGGCCTCGATCTCCAGGGACAATTCGTCCGCGATGTCCTGTAGCGTCATCTCGGGCCATACGGCGCCCGGTCCGACGACCTTGACGACGGTCGCCTCGGACATCTCCCGCATCAGGATCTGCCCGGCACCCCGGACGATCGCGGTGAGGAAGTTGTCGAGATCGTCCACCGCCGATTGGTCGGCCGTGGCGTTGGCGCCGGCCGCGATCGAGTTGGCGGTCGCGGTGCCCTTCTGCGGCGCGCCGAGCCCGGCCGTCGAGTTGCCGACGACGTACTGGAGATCGGCCATGATCTCCCCGACATCATACAGGTTCGGGTCGACGCCCGGCACGGGCACGGCCTGGAGCTGCGTTTTGATGTCCTTCGTGGGATCGATGTTGAGGCCCGTGGCCGAGAACGCCGGGGCGGTCCCGAGCCAAGACAGGTCCTCATCCGTGAACGAGCCCTTCGAGAACACCCAGCGCGGGCGCGCGGCCCGGCGGTGCTCGCGCTTGCCGTCCCGGGAGCGGTTGTACTCCTTCTGGATGTCGCGCAGCAGCGCCACGTCGGACGGCGGGAAAAGCTCGTCCTCGCTCTCAACAGCGTTGAACGTAAGGGCCCAGACCGGCCAGAACTGGTCGACGTAGACATCCGGGGCCGCCGGAGGCTTGAGGAAGCCCTCGTGGCCGTCGCAGATGTAGTAGACGAGCCCCGCCGCCTTGTCGAAATACTCCCAGACAAGGCACAGATCGCCCTTCGGCTGCTCGCCGGCCGGCTCCTCACTGTCGAGCATGTCGCTCTGGTGCTGGTAGCTCTCGGACGTGTCGTCGGCGAGCTTCCCGCTGGCAAGGTAGGGCTTGAACTTCTTGCCGAGATCGACGCCGAAGATCTCCTTCACCTCATCCGGGGTGTAGAGGTACTCCAGCGTCAGGTGGCGGGCGCCGACGAAGCCCTCCAGCGACCGGCACAGCCGGTCCGGGATGACCCGGGTCGACTGCGGGAAGTCGAAAACCAGGCCCTCGGACGTGACGACCTCGGGCTCGGCCGACAGGCTCTCGACCATGGCCTCGATCTCGGCCGCCTCGGCCTCCAGGTCGGCCACGGAGCCGTCGTCGGCCTGCTGCGCCTCGATCAGGGCCTTGAGGTGCTCCAGGCGCACGCGGCTATCGTTCAGCCGGTACTCGACGCTCGGGGACGGGCCCATCTGCCGCTGGTAGCAGAGCTTCACGTAGCCGACGCCGGTCGTGCAGGCGCGCCGGACGGTCTGCTTCATGCTCTCCTTGAAGCCCAGGGGTTGCTGCTCCTTGATCGCGTGGGCGAACAGCTTCTCCAGCGTCTTCGCGATCCGCTGGGCCTGCATGCGCGCGGCCATGCCCTCCTGGAAGTCTTGGATCAGGGCCTGGGCCTCGGCGAAGCCCGGCGGGAGCTGCGGCGCCTGCGCCGGCTGCCCGGTCGTCGGGTCGATCGCGCCCGGCGTCCCGTGCTCGGTCGGCGCGCCGGTCGGGTCGACCGGCGGCGGGGCGGCAGCGGCGGCCTGGGCAGCCTGCATCGTCTGGAAGGCCATCAGCAGCGACTGCTGATCCTCGTTCCAGATCTTGAAGTCAATCTTGTCGGCCCGCCGTGCGACCGCCTTCGGGTTTTTCGCGTACAGCGCGGCAGTCTTAGCCTTGACGTGGCGGCCCGTGATGTTGGCCTTGTACTTGTCGTCGGACCAATCTTTGTCGTGACCACGCATCGCGACGCGCATATCACTGCGCATCTGCTCGAAGGCCTTCTTGAAGTGGCGCTTGTCCTCGCGAATCGTCTTCGCGATCCGCCGCTGGAGCGCCAGCTCCTGCTCGGACGGGGGCTGGTCCTTCGGCGGCCCGACCTGCTCGGGCGTCACCTCGGCAGCAGTCGGGGGCGCTTCGTCCGCGAGCGCGGTCTGGGGGTCGTCGAACATCAGCCTCGGGCCTCCTGGTCCTTGCGGATGCGAGCCCGCCGCACGCCTTCCTGCACCAGCACCTCGGCTCGGTCGCGAGGCAGCGGTTTGCCAGTATAGGCCTCGTAGAGCCACTGTGCCAGCTTCACGCCGTCGTGTGTTCCGTCGCCGTTACTGGTGGCACTAAGCACATCCTGGTCGGTGATCTTGCTCATCAATACCCTCCACCTTCCCGGAACCGCTCGGCCTGCTCCTGACGCTTCTGCATCGCCTTGATCCAGGCGTAGCTGCCCGTCCTCGGCTGGGCGGCGGCCTTCTCGACCTCGGACCGGCCGGGCGCGAACATGCTCTGGAGCAGGATGCCGAAGTAGGCGAGCGCGTCGACGAAGTCGTCGTTGCGGCCGTTCGGGAACTTGAGCAGCTCGTCGATCGCTCGCTCAGTCCAGGCGGCGTGCCGCGGGAAGAACACCTTGCCCTGGGCGACCCGGCCGGCAATAGCCTGGGCCCGGACTTCCTTGTTCTCGCTCGGCGTGATCTCGCGCAGCGGGAAGTAGATCTCGCGTTCGCCCATCCGCTTCCGCAGGAACGGTCCGATCGACTTTGAGATGTGGCCGCGCTCGGCCGCCCAGATCAGCGGTTTCAGCTCCTGGGCCATGTCCAGCATCGCCTCGACGATGCGGTCGGTCGCCCAGCGCTCCCAGATGCAGTTGGTGAGCCAGAGGTTGTTGCCGCGGTCGAGCCCGCCCCCGAGCAGCACGGAGGCGTCGTGCTTCTTCCTGTCCTCGCCGACCGCGTGGTCCGACGTGCAGTAGGGCGTCAGGTTCGCCGGCAGGTCGTCGGGGCCGTAGAGGCGGATGTTGTCGCGCAGGAACAGCGTGCCATCCACAGCAGACGGCTGCTGCTGGTAGAGCGCGTGAAAGCCGGTCGGATCGAGGCGCCGCTGCTGCTCCAGGAACTCCTCATCGAACTTCGGCTGGCCCTTCGACAGCGGCCAGAGCGCCCTCCCCTTCGGCCGGCCGAGCGGGTCGTCGTCGACCGCGAGCGCCGGCAGATCGATGATCTTGAACTTCGAGGCCAGGATCGGGTCGTGCTTCGGGTTCGTCGGGTCGGTGATGCGGCCGACCGGGTCATCCTCGTGCCAGCGCTGCATGATGATGACGACCGGGCTGCGGGCCGACATGCGCCGGGTCATGGCGACCTTGACGACCCACTCCCACACTTCCTCGCGCACGGCGGCCGAACGCGCTTCCTCGGCGTTCTTGATAAGGTCGTCCAGGATCAGGAAGTCGGCGCCGCGGCCGATCAGGGCGGTCCCACGGCCGACGAAGAAGGCGAGCCCGCCCTTGGTCGTCTGGAGGCGGTTCTTGGCGTTGCCGCCCCGCTGGAAGGCCACCTCGGGGAACACCTGCTTGTACTGCGGCGTCGACATGATGTTGCGCACGTCGGCGCCGAAGTCCTCGGCCAGATTGTCCGTGTGTGCGGCGACCACGATGTGCCGGCGCGGGTCGCGCCCGAGCAGCCACGCCGGGAAGTGCCGGGAGGTGAGCTGCGACTTCCCGTGTCGGGGCGGCACCGTCAGGATCAGGAACGGCATGTCGCCACGCTCGACCTTCTCCAGGGCGAGGCCGATCGCGCGGTGGAAGTCCTGGTCGTCGTAGGCCGAGCGCTTCGCGTCGTCCGGGTCCTGCGGATCCGGCATGGTGAAGCGCACGAACGGCATGAACCGCTCGCGCGCCTCGGTGACGATCTCCTCGCGGTCGAGGGCGCGGATCAGGGCGACGGCCTTCTCGCGCTCGGCCTTGCGCTCGGCCTCCGGCTTCACCGGGGGCGTCCAGTCCTTCCGCTTCCCGGTCCGCGGGTCGATCCTAGCCACGGGACGTTGCCTTGTTGATCGCTTCGAGTACGCGGGTCTGCATCTCGTTAAGCCGAGTGTCGATCTTGTCGAGATGGTCGAGGATCCGGTCTTGACTGTTGGACACGCGCAGTTCGATCTCTTTGACTTCGGACTTCGTCAGGTAGTTCCTCGCAAGATCCTCGCGAACGTCATGGACCTGCTCGCGGCAAAGTGTCACCGCTCCGTTCACAGCGCCGAACCGCTGCTCAACCGACTTCTCGAAATCCTCGCGCCACTTCTGGCGGTCGGTGTCGATCTTGGTCGAGTACGTTTCAAAGGACTTCTGAGCCTGAGCTTGACCGCCAGACCTGAATACGAGCGCGCCAACACTGAGGATACACGCGATGAACGCGAATGCCGTCGTCAGATCGAGCTGCATGACGTGGGCCTGGACCTCTGCTGCCTTGTCGGCTGTTGCGGGGTTGCCGACTACGGCAGCGACCGCCCCGATCATCGGGGCAGCAGCTTGTCGAGCCCGAAGGGCAGGTTGGGCAGCGTGAGCTTGCCCGGCTCGTCCTGGGCGGCGCCCGTGTTGTCGATCCCCGAGCGGACCCGCTCGACCGCCACGCCGATCAGGCCGGAGGCCTTGGCGGCGGTGTAGAGGTTGAAGGCCACGACCACGACCGGGAGGGCCCACGGCGGCAGGAAGCCGAGCACCATGTTGAGCGGCCAGCCCAGGTCGAGGTTGGTCGTCCAGTTCTGCTGGAGCGTCACGGCGAAGGCGCCCAGGCCCGCCAGGATCGAGCCCACCGACGCCCAGGTGATCTTGGAGCCTGTCTTCACGACCGGGTTGCCGGCCTTGGCGAGCGTCTTGGCGGTCACGCCGGCTCGCTCGGGCGACACGGTCGGCCGGCTGGCGTCGTCGGCGAGCAACGCCCGGGTCTGGGGCCCGTAGTGCCCGTCGACCGCCACGTCGGTCCGCTGCAAGGCGGTGTGGGCGTTCTCCTGGAGCGCGGTGATCGCCGCGGCGGTCCGCTTGCCCCACTTCCCGTCCGCGAAGCCGACGACGTGGTAGCCGAGATCGAGCAACCGCTGCTGGATCGCCCGGATCTCGAAGCTCGTCAGGCTGTCCTCGGGCCACTGGCCGCGCTGGAGGCGCGCGGGCGGGGCCGCCGGGTTGATGGGGACGCCGACCGGGCCCACGTCGGGCGAGCTGGCGCCCTTCGCCGGTCCGATGTAGCTCACCGCAGCCTTGGCGCTGGCGATGCGGCGGTCGAGGTGCGGGATCCCCGGGCGCAGGTACTTCGTGCAGACGACGGCCGCGGCGGCCTCGGGCGTGTCGGCGCAGGCCAGGATCGCCCGGTGCGCCGCCGTCTCGATCGTCAGCAGCTCGTGGACCATGTAGCGGTAGTTCGTCTCGTCGGCCGCCGGATCGAGGCCGAGCGCGGAGGCCCAGGCGAGGTAGGCGCGGCGCCGCGGCCCGGTCCACTGCATCCAGCCGTAGCCGCCGGCCGAGCCCGCCACGACCGGCGAGATCTCCTGGAGGGTGTTAAAGCCCTGGCTCTCGACATCGCCGTTGCCGAACAGTCCGGCGACCTTGTTGCGCGTGTAGCCTAAGTCGTTCTGGGCTCGTACGCCGAAGTTGGCGCAGATCGTCGGCAGGCGAGACTGCATGATCTTATACTCCAGCGAAGATGATCTTGTTCGTGACGTGAGCAGGCGGAATGATGCTGAAAGGCTGCGACCCGGTCGGGTTCGCGTTCGTCCCGTCGACTTGGAACTCCGCGCTGGCCTGCTGCGGGGCGACTTCCCCGTTCTGCGTGCCCTGCCAGAGGTTCGTGACCGGGAGGGCGCCAGACGCCGTCGTGACCGAAGCGGTATTCAGTCCGGCGTAGGTCGGGGCGCTCCCCTTCGGGAAGTTCACCGTGACCTTGCCCGCCGGCAGGTTGTTCGGCAGGTTCGTGATCTTGAGCGTGGCCTGCTCTTTCCCGGCCCCGGCGTCGAAGGCGCCGGCCTGGAGCGTGCCGCCGTCGACGGTCGCGACAAGGCGCCCGGCGCCCGTGCCCCAATAGCTCGACAGCATGTCGTCGCGGCCGAAGTCGGCCCGGCCGCGGCTGTCGGGCACGTTGAAGGTCGTCGCGCCGTCGCCGTTGCCGTACGGGCAGAGCCGGATCGTTGCCCCGACCGCGCTGGCGGTCGCCGCCGCGTTGATGGACAGCGCGCCGTTGGCGTCGCTCACCAGTCGCGTCCCGGCCGGGATCCCCGGGCCCTCGACGATCGCCGAGCGCAGGCCGATGCCTGCGATCGACTTCGAGGCGTTGAGCAGCGTCTTCTGGCCGATCGCGATGTCGACCTGGAGCGTCTCGGTGATCGCCGCGAATAGGGCGGCGTAGTCGGTGCGGGAGACCGGCTGCCCGGCCTCCAGCAGCCAGCCGGCCGGCGCGCGGAAGCCGGCGTAGGCCATGCGGGCGCCGATCGGCACGGTGCCGAGCCCGGCGCCGATCTTCGAGGCCGGCACGGAGCCGTCCAGGAGCTTCGCGCCGTCGATCCCGGCGGCGAGCTTGGCGTTCGTGACGGCGCCGTCCTGGAGCGCGGCCGTGCCCACTCCTCCGGCGGCGATCACGACCGCCTGCGACAGGTCCGCGGCCAGCTCCCAGCTCGTGCCGCCGAGCGCCGGGTCGACGCCCAGGCTCGGGAGCAGCGCCCGGTAGACCGCGTAGCCGCGGGTGACGGTCTCGTCGGCGAGGTAGGGCTGCGTCGCGCTCCAGGGCCGGGCCGCGCCGATCCCCAGGATCAGGTCGGCGGCGAGACTGTTGCGGGTGACGATCCCGTTGGCGAGCTTCCCGTCCGCCCGCAGGACTGTCTTGAAGGCGTCGAGCAGCGCGTCGAGGGCGTTGTTCGTCGTGTCCAGCTCAACATCCAGCTCAGTGCCGGGGAAGCTGTCGTCGCCTTGCGCCTGCTGAAAGGCGGTGAAGGAGAACAAGCGGCGGATGGTTGCTGGGAGCGCCATGGTCCGTCCTGCATAAGACAGCGATCAGACCGAAACAAGACGGCCCAGGACCCGCTAAGATCCTGGGCCGCCTCGTGGAGGACCAATCCACCTGCATCGCCTGCCAGACGCTGCGTCTTCTGTCTACCGCCAGATCAGACGTAGATCAACTGCGGGCGGCCAGCTCGCTCTTGAGGCGATAGCCCTCCAGCGGCCAGATCTTCTCCCGGGCGTTCCGCCGGGCGATGCTGCGGCCGATCTCCTCGTCGAAGTTCTCGGGGCTCGCGCAAGCGCTTTCGCCGGTCACGATGAAGCCGTTGCGCAGGGTGAGCGCGCAGACGATCAACATGGTCCCGGGGAAGCGATAGTAGTCCTCGCCGACGATGGCCGCGTCGAGATCGGCGGGGGTGATCCGGGGCGCCGTCTTGCCCTTGGCCTGGATCTGGGCCTCGACTTCCTGCTCGTTCATGGCGTGCTCCTGGCTACGAAAAAGCCCCGCCGGACGGACCGGGCGGGGCGAGGTGCGGGTCTCGGGAGGAGATCCCGGGGAGGAAAGGATCAGGCGGCGGGCGCGGCGGCCGGCTTGGGCTCGGGGAGCGAGGCCGCGAGCGCCTCGACGGTCGAGCGAAGGGTGTTGACCTCCGCGAGCACCGGATCCAGATCGGCCGGGTCGATCCCGGAGCCCGAGACCTGTCCGACCTTGGCGGTCAGGCTGTCGACGCTCGCCTTCGCGCCGTCGAGCGCGTCACGTAGTTCCTTCACGGAGGCCATCAGAAGCTCCTGGATTGCGGATTTGAAAGCCGGCTGAGCCAGCAGGCCCGAGATCAGCGCCTCGGCCTCTTGCTCAAGCGCGGCGGCGGTGAGTGGAAAGCGTGCCATGACGGACGATATGTCTGATCGCAAGACTGCGTCAAGACTTTCATCAGACGCCGCGATGCAGCGAACGCGGCAGTTGGTCCTCGACAAACTGCCGTTGGGTCCGGTCCGGGACCGCTTCGAGGCCCTCACGCTCGACGAGCTGCGGAGCCTCGAATTTGACAGCAACCTCTGGCGGGAGGTGCGGGCGGCTATCGGGGATCCCGAGCGCCGCCGGCTACACTAGGCTTCCGGGATCGGTAGCGAGCCCACCAAGGCCGCGGTCTCGGCGCCAGCAGTCTGCGCGACCCGCGCGGCGCTGTAGGCCGCCGCGGCCCGGCTCACCTCATCCGCGGCGGCCCGGTAGGCCTTGTCGAAGGCCTGGGTCGACCTGCCGGCGTCGGCCTCGGTCTCGAACACCGCGAGCAGGTCGACCCGGTTCCGCGGCGAGGGGTTCATCTTCCGCGCCGTGTAGACCCGCTGCTCGGTAAACCGGACGATCTGTCCGATCGCCAGCGAGCCGCCCCAGCTATTCCGGAAGACGCCCCACTTCCCGACCAGCGCCTGCTCGGCGGCCGTCATCTGCCGGCTACCAGTAGCCATGATAGGCGCCCTCCACGACCCAGAGATCGTGCGGGTTGGGCCCGCCGATCCCGATCCCGACATCCGCCCAGGCACCGGCATAGGTGTGGACCTGCCAGGACATGCGCAGAGCCGCGATGTGGCGGATCACGGGGAGCCGCTTCCACCAGACGCGCCGCTCCGGCGCCTTCCAGCCGTTGTCGAAGCCCTCTTGGCGCCATCCCGCCTCCCCGTCGTCCGACAGATCAGACGGAAGGGCGACGCAGCGGGCCGGGAAGCCGCATTCACCGTCGTCCTGGCAGGTCTGGAGGCCGCAGCGGTGCGGCAGGCGGTAGCTGGCCTCGACCTCGGCGAGCTTGCGGGCGACGTGCGGTCTCATGGCTGCTCTCCCGGCTTGTCGAGGGCCACCGCCAGCATGTGCGTACGGCCCCATATCTGGATGGACTTCACGTAGCGGCGCCCGGACGTAATCAGGGCGTACTCGTCGCGCAGAAGGCGCTCGCCAAGCACCTCACCCGTCTCCGGATCGGTCACAGTGACCTTGACGGGCTTGTCGAAGCTGTCCCGGTCGTCGCTCACGGGCGTTCTCCGTCTGCGGCTTCGGGCATGCTGGCGATGTCGAGGGCTTCGCCGAGCCATAAGCGGGCCTCGTCGAGCTTGGTCGCCACCAGGGCGAAGCTCCGGCCGGCGCTGCGCGAGCCGCACTCTCGTTTCACCTGTTCGAGGGCCTTATGGGCGTCCTCCAGCAGGCCGTAGAGGCGGATTTCGGTCTCCTGATTTCGCATGGGCGTCTCCATTGGCCGCTCTGGGCCGAAACGGCCGCTCCGGGCCGTCTGGAGGCGTTATGACACCGTCAGACCAATCGGACAAGGTGTCCGGCGTCAGATCAGCCCGCGGAACCGGCGCGGCAGCTCCCAGAACTCGTCGAGCTGGACGAACTCACGCCGGTCGAGCAGCTCCGTGAACCGGGCCCGCACCTTCTCGAACTCCCGATCGCCAGCCTCCAGCTTCGTGCCGACGCGCCGAACCGTCTCCATGTCCCGCTTGACGTGATCGAGCAGCGGCTGGGGCGGGATCTGGTGATGGTCGACCTGGGCCTTCTGGATCGTGTTCCGCTGCATCTGGCGCTTCACGAGCAGGTCGTTGTCCACGAAGGCGATGTGGAACAGGTAGAGGAACGGCGTGATCGTCGTTGCCGGCACCCGGTGGCTGAAATGGAAGCCGGCGGCCCAATCCGGGCGCTCGCGGATCAGCGTGGGCTTGGACAGCGAGTTGAACGGCCGGATCACGCTGCGCTGATCGGTCAACGGGCGTGCCCAATCCAAGGGGCCTTCCCGCGTGTGGTCGTGCAGCAGGTCGACGCCGAAGGCCGAGACGATCGACGGGGCGCCGGGCAGCCGCCGGACGAACTCGACAAGATTCGCGTCCCGGGCCGGATCCGCCACGACCATCTCGTCCGTATCGGTGAACAGGACCCGGTCGTAGAAGTAGAGTAGCGACGTGCAGAAATCGCTCGCCGCCACGGCCCGGCGGTGCTCGTCGTGGGGCGAGCGCGGGAGCCGGACGACGTTGACGGGCAGGTCCCGCGTCGACCCATCGGTCGAGCCGTGGTCCAGGACGTAGCAGTGCTCGGCCCCGACCTGCCGGCCGTAGTGCCTCGCCCAGATCGGCAGCAACATCGCCTCGTTGAAGGCCATGGTGACGACGGCGAGCGGCTGTTTGGTCATATCTCACGCTAACGCGAGCAGACGGACCGGACAAGACGGACGGACCGGACAAAACGGGGATGATCCGGACAAAATGTCCGGTTAGCAGTTTCGACCGCAATTTTCTCAACGGCCCCGGCCACCGCTGACGCGCGCGGACGCGGGTGTACCCGGGGGCCGGGGCGCGCCCGCGCGCGGCC